TTCCACACGTCACAACCCGTGCCCTCGAAACCAGGCATTGGCACAGAGGCGAGGGCTGTTTCACCCGCCTCCGGCAGCTCGCCTCTTTGTGCCAGAATGTACTCTCGCACCTTCTCAGCACTAACACTGACTCCACCACGATTGTCATCATACACGGCCTGGAGGAAAGCGTGCATCGGCTCGACATGGGTAAACCCTTCGGCAAGTGTTGCCGCGTAGATCCTGATGCACGTCTTCAACTCACGTGGCGTGACATTGGTGGGCGTCCATGATTTCGTGTTAAGGGCCCGCCTCACCTCAGGAACCATGACGAGGGTACCACCCTCGTACACCAACTTGTTCCCGCTGATGAGCGCCTCATAACCGACGAAACGGACGTAGTCGTCGCCTGAAACTTTCTTCCAGACAAGTTTGGACCTCCAGCCCCAACGGGTGAAGAAAGCCTCCACTGGACAAGGTTCGCCAGTGCGCGCCCAGACACGCTCGTCTAAGCGGCCTACGGTGTCATCACCCTCAAAAGCAAGACAAGCAAGATATTTCTTCCTGCCAGGACCTGTCTTGCCCTTAACTATTGATTGATCCCTGGGTGAGACGTAAAACATTCTGGCGCCTTGAAATTTAATAAGGCACAACAAGGCATCATCGACGTATCCCGGATCGACGAGAAAGGAAAACCAGGCTATCAAATTCATGAGCCAGTTGCCGGAGCTGGTGACGCGGTCGCCACTCTCCCGCATGGTCTGAGGAATCTTAATCCTCACGGTTTTCCTCTCCCCGGTCTCGTCGCGGAAAGTCATCAGCCATGTCGCGCACTTATCGCGATCATCGACGACGCGCTCGAAAAGTTCAATACCAACATCTTCGACTCCGATCAACTCTGCGATATGTCTGAAAATTTCCTGCTCGATCTGCTTGAGTGGCTCGGACACGCCGAATTCAAAAGCAGTAAGGTCATTTTCCACCCAGCGGGCACCTATTCGCATACCGTTCATCTTCTCGTAGAGCTTGCCAATTTTAGCCTTCTTAACATCGTGCTTAATCGACCCTAAATTAAAAGTAACGAACAATACTTTCTCAAAGACCCAAGCGACCTTTGATAAAGCAAATAAACGTGTGTTACCATGATTCGCGATTGCACGGGGCTTGTCTTTGGCAGTGACTTCACTTTTCACAAAGGCTTTGATCACTGTGTCAAAACCTACGCCGTCTGATTTGAGGCTGGCATTCATGGCCTCGAGTTCGACACGCATCCTATCGTCATGTGATAGCTTCTTAGGAAGCGCTGTCTGGCGAATGCTCTCAAATCCGTCCATGGCTTTCCTCACACGGTTGGGCGTGAAGACATTCTCTTTCAGACTCTGAACTAGGCGGTCACGTGTCTCCATCTCGGAAACCAATGGATTGTGACGCCCCACGCCCACATTGCGCAGGTCGTGCGCTTGTTTCAGATTCTGAGGATTGTTCGAGTGCAAAAAGTTGGACTTACCGGTAATTTGCGGAAACCTCGGAGCCGCGACGCGACTACCACTAGCCGCGCCTCCCTCTAGGCCAGGAGGCAATACAAGTTCAGGGCGTTCATCCTGCGTCGCTGTGGTGGTGCTGTGCAAAACGCCGCCTTCCACATACGCACGTTGTTGCTCTTCCACAGCAGTAGCGAGTTCTGCTTCAGCTAGAGCTTCAGCAGAAGTTGGCTCCGAAACGACCTCCCAGAAAGCTTCGTCGCTCGGGCCGAGTTCGACAGCGGCTTCTTCCTCAGGGACCTCAACCGCATCTGGACTGCTACTGCTTGGGCCAGTATCCATACGAGACCCCTGTGCTCCCTCCCACCAAGGACCTTGGGAGGCCGCGTGGCCAGCCAAGTGACGTTGGTACCACGCTGGATCAGGTGGCGGAACATATGTCGTCTCGGGTACCTCTGGCACCGTCTGCAGTCCAAGAAATGCGGAGGGCTCTAAGATAGTCACCTCTGGCTCATCTGGATCTTCCAGGGGTGGTGGTAGGGGCGGTAGACTGACTGTCGATGAAGCCGGGGTTGAAGAAGGCGTGGCCTGATCCCAACCAATAGTACGCGCAGCACGGCTGTCAGGCCATGTGCGGTCGTATAGCTTCCAAGACGTCGGATACCCGATACCAACACAAAACAGCAAACGTCTGAGTGACCACCGCTTAGTGTAAGCTAACTCATCGATGATGGCGTAATGACCGACTGTCAAAAGCGCCATTCGTCGAAAAGAATCCCTCGTGGCACACTCTAAGTTCACAAGCTGGAGGTCTGCGCACGACGGCTTGATTCCCCACGTAGAGCTTGCGTGATGTTTCATCGCAAAACTCATAGCGTCGGCTATAAGACTCGTCGGCAAACATACTTCCACGTCCTTGTGCATGCGTCTGCGACTAATGCATGTCGGAACACACAAATTGTTG